AAGGTCTGAAAGCTTTGTTCAAAAGATTGAGGTTGCGCGGCAATTCTAGCTAAGAACTTTTGTTTAGGAGAATAAGCCAAAGGAACCCGAAGAGTTTGTGTAATACCTCCACTTGAATTTAATCTATCAATATGAATATTATTGAATATATTACCAAAAGCTACTATTGACTTTCGTATTGTTCCGTGATAGAATTTATCAAACATTTATTTCTCCGAATGGGTTTCTCTCGGAGAAGTCCAGTACGGATATCTCACCTCTAAAGTCCTCATTATCTACATTAGGGAAGATAGTACTTAAGTTATAAGATTGAAGAATGATACCAGCCGGACTATATTCTTCAAGTAACGCTCTATCACCATTCTGAAGTAATAAGTTAAATGCATTGATGTCAGCAGATCTATCAGCGGAAATATCATCTATTTCAGATACCCCTGTATCAAACATCTCAGAAGAGTACTGCATCAACTCACATTGGAGTTTATAAACGTATAATTTACCTACCTGGAAAAAAGGGTCGGTTGATTCAACTCTTTTAATTTCAAAGAAAGCTTTAGTTAGAGGAAAATAAACTACATCACCTTCAGCCGGTCTAGTAGTTAAGACAGCATCCCCTGAGCTTGCGATTACCTCATCCCATCTTCTTCTTGCAACAACGAAGGTGGCGGTGTCTCTAATTTCTACACCGAACTTAGTCATAAGGTCGCCGTCACCCTCAAACCCGGTAACGTTTTGCATATACATCTCTAATGGGTAGGCTGATGCGTACTTATTAAGCACATCTTCTCCCAAAATCATATCCTCATTAACAGCCTGTCTAGGAATATAATAAGTATCAAACCCGTATATCTTCAGGCACTCTATAATAATATCTTCCATGAGCAATTGCTCTGAAGATCTGCCTCCAGGTATACCAGATTGAAAATAAAAGTTCGTTGCCATTATTCGGTATATCCACGTGGATTAGTTGTTGCCTTGATGGTATAATCCATAGGTGGGCTGATGAGATAAGCTAAAAACATTATCAGCCTGTAAAGAAGTCAACAGGGAGTTCATAGGTAGATCTAACTTCATCCTTTAACTCTTTTATCTCTTCCATAGCCTCGTCAAAGATCTTTTGACCATTCAACGTTACCCCACCTGGTAATTGAACACCTTCAAACTTCTTAAGATTAATACCCCATTGACGCTTAATTAAAGCAGTTGTGTATCTCTTTAGATAACCATCGTTATATACATCGGTAAACGTATCTGGGTCAAGCATACGATAAGCTTCAATGATAATATAATCCCCGATAGCCAGATCTCCCCCATCCCCCCAGGTAAGATCGATATGCAATCTATTCATATGACGATTAAACCTAACAGGCTTTTGTCCTGTCATCAAGTCATTTATTAAATTTATATGCATCTTTAACATCGTAAAGTACTGAATATCAGTATTAGTTAAAGATTGAATGTTATTAAGCATCAGCTGATATTTGGCATCAAAGAAACTAATGCTGTTAGATCTACTCGATAGCGGTAACGTTCTTACCACACTCAATACAGAATCATTTAAGGTAACGTATTTGTTATCAAAATTGCCAAGCGTAATTGAAGATAAGGTAGCTGAGGTACCGGAAGAAGCACCAACAATTGTCTCACCAGCTGTGAACGTACCTGCAGTGTTCTTTACATTTACGCGATTAGCAGATACGTTTGCATGTACAAATGTGGTAGCACCAGAGGTGGAACCTGTGATCTTTTCTCCAAGAGAAAAAGATGCAGCATTAACCCCGGTAATCTGAATTAAAGAAGCCGTGATTTGTTCTTTGAGGTATACAGATTCAACCGCATCATAATGAAAGTCTCTGTAAAACTGTATAGCCTCGTCAACACGGTCTTCTAACTGATCTTCATCCACGTTAATTTCGAGGACAGGAAATCCAAGTGAGCGAAGGCAATAATCTATAAGGTTTTGTCTGGATGAAGGTGAAGACATTGTATCTTTCCTAATTTATATGGTATATTTATAAGGAAAGGGCCCTGAGGCCCTTAGTCTTTATCTGTAACTATTAAAGCTGTTAATGTAGAAATAAAATTAAATTTCAACCCAAGATCTTGTTAATTCATCCCAGTCGTAATTCTTACCATCTTCTGGTACATCAACAGGTGCTCTCCAGGAATAAGTTGTTTTATCTTTAATCCAGGAATCAAAAAGTTTAATTGGATAAAATACATCATCCGTTGCATCGTACGTGTATCCAATACCTGCAAAATTTCCTCTAAGAGCAACGCCTCCATCCGGCTTTCCATCATTTCCATAATGCTTGCCACCGTGGGTATTAAACGATGTTTGAATCCAACCTGTACCAAATAAACCAGAGTCAATTACATCTTGTTCAGCAACAATTACTTGTGTGACAACCCCGTCTTCAACTTTTGCAAAATGTGACATATAACCTCTTAGAATGTAATCGAGCCAGATGTAGTGAACGTGTAAATTCTATTTCCACCTACGTTTGTTATGGTTGGTGAACCAGTTGTGGCTGCTGCGAGTGGGAATGAGTCTGGGTATGCAATAATAACAACACCTGAACCGCCGTTGTATGCTGAAAAACCGCCGCTTGCTCCTCCACCTCCTCCTCCTCTGTTCGTGCCTCCTGCTGATCCTCCACCGTAGCTACCGCCTCCGTTGCCTCCACCACCGTTACCACCTGATCCAGCCGATCCCGCATTTCCTTGACCAGCTCCACCGCCACCCCCGTAGAAGGTTGCTGATCCACTTATTGATGAAGAAACTCCAACACCCCCAGCAGTGTTTGCTCCAGTAGAATTTGCGGCTGCTGCTCCTGCTCCTCCTCCTCCACATCCAGCATAATTATATGTCGTACCGGGGTTATCACCGCCTTTGAAACCTTCAACAGGTGAATAAGAGCCTTGATTTCCTGCTCCTCCATTTCCTCCACCCGTTTGAGTGCCGCCTCCATTGTTAGTTGAGCAACCCCCGCCTCCAGATCCACCGGCATCGCCATCTCCTGAACCAGTTAAAGGAAGTCCACCCCCCCCTCCCCCAGTTGCCGAAACTATTGTGGAGAATGATGAATTTTCACCTTTTCCTCCCTTAGAGTTGTGACTAGTAGTTCCACCTGCTCCAACTGTAATTGCGTATGTTGTTCCTACGGAAATAGCTTGAGAAGCTATTTGGCGAACTCCCCCTGCTCCTCCACCGCCTGCGGAATATCCATTACCTCCTTGGGTTCCTCCTCCTCCGCCCCCTCCGCCTACAACAAGCAAACTAACTGCACTTAATGAAGCAAATGCTGTAAAAGTTACAGTTCTTGTATTTGTTCCGGCAGTAATGGTTAAATTGTTTGTACCTGCAGTACTTGAGGTATATGTAATCGTACTATTAGATACAGAAGCTGTTCCAGTAGTCGATGAAACAGAATATGTAGTAAAGAAATCAAAGTCAGTTATAGTAAAAGTAATTGGTACAGATGTGAAGGATGGGGCTGAAGGTGCGCTTAACTTAGCTGGGAGTATATTGGCAGATATTGATCCAAATTGTGCTAATGTCCCTGAAGTTGTTGCAAGCCCTGTTATAGCTCCAGTACTTCCATTTACAGAAGTAACTTTAGCATCGGTGTACGTGATAGGTATACTACTACCATTCCAAGCTCCAGATGTGATAGTACCTACAGATGTCAGGCTGGAGCCTGTGATAGAAGCGTTTAATGATGAACCTGTAAGAGTCCCGGCAGCAGCAGTCACTGTAATATCTGCACTACCATTAAAGGCTACACCATTAATATTGCGAGATGTAGTTAGTGTAGCTGCACTTCCTGTTGTACTTTGATTTAGCGTTGGAAATGTACAGTTAGCTAAATTTCCAGATTGAGGAGTACCCAGTATAGGGGTAACAAGAGTTGGGCTAGTAGCAAATACTAATGCTCCAGATCCAGTTTCATCACTAATTAAAGTACTAAGTTGTGCCGATGTTGTAGATGCAAATTGAGATAAAGAATTTGCAGTAGTAGCGTAGCTTGTTAATTGCGCATTAGTAGCATACCCGGAAAGAGCGCTACTAGTAATGTACCCTAACTGGGTAACATTAGTATAGACCCTTGCATTGGTAAAGTATAAGTTAGTTACTTCTGCAACATTAGCTGTAGTTAAATCAACAACGTTAGCTTTTAACGCAACATTAGCATTGGTAGCATAGCCCAGGCTGGCAACGTTAGAATCACCATAATTACTACTCTGGGCAATTGTTATAACGCCTGTATTGCTGTTATAAGAACCAGAGCCAGTAACGCTTATAGAAGCCCGGGATCTTGCATTAGTAAAATATTGATTAGAGCCCTCCGGTACCACCGAAGTATTAAGAGAGCCCCCTACGGATAGTGCCCATGCCTCACCATTGTATGTCCAGGTCTTACCGCTGAACGTATAAGTGGCATTTGCACTCGGCGAGGAAGGAAAATTTAAAGCCATATTCTTTCAAAAAAAATCAGGGAGGATTTTACTCACTCCCTGATATATTTATAACTATTAAGGATGTGTCTTTTTGTATGCCTCAAAGTCAGCTTTCAATTCCTTAATGGCTTCAACCAAAACACCAATCACGTTGGTATACTTAATACCCATGTAACCGTCATCATCAGTTGTTACTACTTCTGGTAAAACTTCTTGAACTTCCTGAGCAATCATACCGATTGCAGAAGTGTTACTGTCTTTCCACGTGAAGGTAACGCCACGGAGTGCTTCAACTTTTTCTAAGGCAGAATTAACTGTCTTAATACTCTTCTTTAATCTCTTATCTGATGAAGAATTATAGTCAGTAGATGTTAACAAACCAGTAGAAGGGTTAAAGGTTAGCTTGGTGCTTGATACTTTAGCAGCTACGTTACCAGAAGTACTACCAGCAAACTTAACATAGTGAGTTGAGTTTGTAGTTGTATCATCAGATACAGTAGCAGTTGCAGCGGAAGCAGCTCCCCCGCTTGCATAACCTGAGCTATTACCTGTACCACCATAAGTGGTTGCTATCACAGTGCCCTGCCATGTACCGGTTCCAATTGTGCCGACAGATGTCAAACTAGATGCTGTAACTCCAGAGCCCAATGTTGAACCACTAAGTACGCTGGTACCATTAATCTCATATACCTTACCAGTAGTAAGGTTAAGATCTTGATTAGATGTCCAAGATGTATTAGCATGTACATAGTTAAATGTAGCACTTGCACCATCAACGGTAATACCAGCACCATCGGCAGCCGAGCTATCAGCGGCACCCTTGGCAACTGTAATATTCTTATCTGCAACTTCAAGTGTAGTAGAAGAAACTGTAGTTGTAGTACCGCTGACTGTCAAGTTACCTGATACAACCATGTTATTATTAACAGTTGTGGTACCAGTAGTAGCACCCATTGACAATGCAGTAGCTGCTTTAGCAAAGTTAACCGTTGTAGCAGTGGTATTAACTAAGTCAAAAGAACTACTACCTGTAGTTAATGATGTAGTAATTGCAGGGCTTGTACCAAATACTAGAGCACCTGAACCAGTTTCATCAGAAATAATATCAGCAAGTTCACTAGAACTAGTTGCAGCTAGAACGTTTAATTTATCTGTAGTAACCACTAAGGTCTTGCTACTTGGAATAGTTGTACTGTTAATACTTGTAGCACTGGCAACCCCGAGTACAGGAGTTACTAGAGTTGGGCTAGAGGCAAATACTAATGCACCAGTACCGGTCTCATCAGAAATAACACCAGCCAATTCACTAGAACTAGTTGCAGCAAAAGTACTTAACTTATCTGTAGAGCGAGCAAAATTAACTGCTGCTCCGCCTCCAGATGCAGTCACCGTCAGAGCCCCACCTGTATCTTTAAGCTGTAAAGATCCCAGGAAAATAGTACTGTTGGACAAGTACAGATCTTTAAACTGATTGGTTGGGCTACCTAGATTTTGAATTAAATTTCCTGAAGGTGTTAAGTTACCGACAGTAATATTCTGACCGGTTAATGCTGTTGCAAGCATTACATTAGAGATTGCACCAGTTGAACCACCAACTGACTCTACCAATGAACTAACAACCGTACCTGAGGCTTGTTCCACCCATTGTGAACTTGTACCATCGTTAAAGTACAAATATGTCTTACCATCATCTTCATCAATCCAGACATCACCAATGTTAGGTGAACCAGGAGCACCAGCAGATACGGTAACGTTAGCAATATTGGCAAAATCGAATACACCTGTACCGCTGTTATAAGACCCTTTAGTACCAGTAATTGATAATGCAGCTCTTGCATTAGCATCGGTATAAGTTCCAGATGCAGAAATAACACCATTGGCGGTATCGTATGTAATACCAGTACCGGCTGTTATAGATTGTCTAGATCTCGCATTAGTAAAATACAGATTAGTAACTTCAGCTACGTTAGCAGTTGTCAATACACCAGAAGATGTAATAGCCGCTGCCAATTGTGCATTAGATACTGCACCTGTTGCACCTCCAACTGAAGATACACCAGATACAAGGGCTACGTTGGCAGCAGAAGAAATTCTACCGTATTCATCAACAGTAATAACAGGAATGTTTAAAGCACTACCGTAT